GATATTGGTTAGAGGATTCATTATATTGAAAAGTTTACCTTTTACCTTATATATAGAGGGGCATTTATGCCTTACTCGTGATTTAGTAATGATAAATAAGCACGAAAAAAGAGAAAATAATGCCTTTGCATGATGTAAAATGCCTCAGATGTGATCACATCCAAGAGGTTTTTTATTTTGTTAATAAAAAGCCTAAAGTTACTAAGTGCGAAAAGTGTGGGAGCGAGGAAACACGATACTTGATTGGAAAACCAGCAATCAAGTTTGGTGGAGATATTTGGGAAAAGCAGATGGAGCAAGAAGCTGCTGATAATGGTTGGTAATGCCTAATAAAGATAGTAAGCAACGTAAAAGAGTAAAACGCTTATTAAATATGAAGCTCAACAGAGAGGGTAGAACCTCTAACCAATATCGAAGATTTTTAGAAAAAGAGAACAAGAGAAAATAATGGTATATTATAAAAGAAAAGATGGTTCTGTTTTTGGTAAAGCTAATCCAAGTAAAGAGCAAGATGCAGCCTATAAAAAAGATGGTTGTGTTATTTGCGATGAGAATGGAAAAGCTGTCAAGAAGAAACCAGCAAAAAAAGATAAGTAATTGGCAACATTTAGACCTCCTAAATCAGTTCAAGAAGCTGCAAGGCGATCTCTTGAGATGCGTAAATCGCTTCCTAAGAGCCGAAAAGGGGGTACAGCTGTTGGTGTTGCTAGAGCAAATCAATTAGCCAATGGCTCTGCTGTTAGCTTAGATACGATCAAAAGAATGGTAAGTTTCTTTGCAAGGCACGAAGTGGATAAAAAAGCTACTGGATTCCGTAGAGGAGAAAAAGGGTATCCTAGTAAAGGTAAAGTTGCATGGGAGTTATGGGGTGGAGATGCTGGTCGAACATGGGCCAAATCTATTTTAAGGAGATCAGAAAGAGATGCGTAGAGTATCAAAAGATAAAAAGAGTGGATTAGCTAAGAAATATTTATCTGGAGTACGAGGAAGCAAGAGGTCAGAGTTAGCTAGTGTGATTAAGAGGATGGATAAACTCTACAAAGCTGGTAAGAGAATACCTAAGTCGTTAATGGATAAGAGAATCAAACTTGGCAGTAAAAGCAAAAAAACTAAACGCAGCAACTATTAAAATACTTCGCAATAAGGCTAAAAAGTCTAAAGTATTTACCTATTCCGATCTTGTTGCTGTATATCGTAGAGGTCAAGCTGCATGGACTTCTGGCAGTAGGCCTGGAATTGGTATGGCTCAATGGGCTATGGCAAGAGTAAACTCTATATTAAAAGGTTCTAGAAAACACGATACTGATATTAGAAGCAAAGCTATGAAAAGGAAAAGATAATGGAAAAAGTAAATGGTGTAGATATATCTGAGTTAAAAGAAGAGGATCAAGCAACCATGAGGGTTCATGCCCCCCATCATAGTAAAAAACATCTTGAGGAGATGGTAAAAGATTTAAAAGGTGGAAAGAGTTTTGGAGAATCACACGAAATAGCTCAAAGAAAGGTTGGTAAGTAATGCCCTATCACTACGGAAAGAAAAAAGGTAAAGGTAAGATGAAGAATAAGAAGAAGAAGATGGGAAGAAGAAAGAAGTAGTTGTTTGAGGTCTGCCCAATTAAAAACAAAATGTGTGCTTTCTGTGGATACGATAAAGAAAAGTTATTACGATGTGGATTCGCAGGGCCTGAGAATAGAATTGCTTACATGGAAAAATGCCCTTTAGATGCAAAAAGAAAAAGAAAATATAAATATCGTTAATTATAAAGTATCAGATTTAATCTTTGCTGAATATAATCCCAGGGAATTGACTAAGGATCAGCATCAAGATTTAAAAGATTCAATTACACGCTTCGGATTTGTTGATCCATTAATCGTAAATACGCATAAAGAACGTAAGAACATATTAGTTGGAGGACATCAACGATTAAAAATAGCTAAAGAATTAAGCTACTCTGAAGTTCCTTGCGTTGAGATTGAGCTAACTCCAGACAAAGAAAAAGAATTAAATGTTAGACTTAATAAGAATACTGGTCAATGGGATTGGGATAGTCTAGCTAATTACTTTGATGCTGGTGAATTATTAGAGTGGGGATTTACTGAAGATGAATTGCAATTTTCAGAGCCAGAAGAAGTACAAGGCTTGACTGATGATGACGATGTACCAGAGGTAGAAGAATCTATAACAAAGCAAGGCGATTTGTGGATATTAGGTGAACATCGTTTATTATGTGGGGATGCGACAAAGAAGGAAGATGTAGAGCGATTGATGGATGGGCAGAAAGCTGATATGGTGTTTACTGATCCACCTTATGGAGTAATGTATAAAAGTGCAAAATCAAATGCAATAAGTGGAGATTTAAGTCAAGCAACAATCCCTTTATCTTTTAGACAAATAATTAATTCTGCAACTAAAAATGATGCAAGAATTTAT